TGGTCATCCGAAGGCTCGATTTTTCTTTAGCGCCAAAAGTGTCAACCGGTTGACAAAAGCTAGGCTAGGCTTGGCCGCAAATGTCAACCATATGGCTGAGTTAGTAAGTGCATCAAAGTTCGCGGCTGCAGCAGGATGCAGTCGCCAAGCGGTTTCTAAGGCAATTCAGCAAGGACGTTTAGATGGGGCTTTAGTTGACACAGGAAGTGTCAACCCGAAGATCGATTTAGCGAAGGCTCTTGAGATCTGGGGCAGCACGGTGAGGCCAAGTGCTGCACAGATCCCTGCGAAGCCAAAGAAGGAAACGCCAAAGCTTGAGGCTGCGCAGAAAGAGGTGCGCAAGCAAGTCACTTATGTGGCTGAGGAGGATGTGCCGGACTTTTACACAAGCCGAGCACGCAAAGAGCACTACAACGCCGAGATTGCGAAGATCACGGCGGCGACTCAGATGGAGGAGCTGGTTTCCGCTGCTGATGTGCGGAAGGAAAGCTTTGCCATGGCCCGTGCTGTGCGTGAGGCGTTGACAAATCTGGCTGATCGTTTGGCGAATGAACTTGCGGGAGAGACTGACCCAGCGAGGGTGCATCAGCTGCTGACGCAAGAGCACCGGCAATGTTTGATGGAATTGGCTGATGCCTAATGCGTGGCGCAAGGGATTCCTTGATGGCTTGAGGCCAGAAGATCCCCTGACTGTTTCTGAGTGGGCTGACGAGTATCGAAAGCTGAGCAGCAAAGCGAGTGCTGAGCCTGGGCCGTGGCGAACCAATCGGACGCCTTACCTGCGCGAACCGATGGACTGTCTGTCAAATGACAGCCCTGTTCAACGCGTGGTGATGATGTTTTCAGCGCAGTCAGGGAAGACTGAGGCGGGCAGCAACTTTTTGGCGTATGTGATCGACCATGCGCCTGGGCCGATGTTGTGTGTCCAGCCAACAATTGAGATGGCCAAGCGTCTGTCAAAACAGAGGCTTGAGAGCATGATTCAAGACACGCCGAGGCTGTCGCAAAAGATTGCGCCATCTCGGTCTAGGGACAGTGGCAACACGATGTTTGCCAAAGAGTTTCCTGGCGGAATCATGCTGTTGACCGGGGCCAATAGCGCAACAGGTTTGCGGTCTGCTCCGTGTCGCTATCTGTTTATGGATGAGATCGACGCGATGCAGGAGATCCAAGGCGAGGGCGACCCTGTGAGCCTGGCAGAGCGCAGAACGACAACGTTTGCGCGGCGAAAGATTTTGCTGACTTCTACGCCGACAGTGAAGGATTTCAGCCGGATCGAGTCTGAGTTTCTCAAGTCAGATATGCGTTATTACTACGTCCCTTGTCCCTCGTGCGGCGCGTTTCAGCACCTGCAGTGGCCGCGACTGAAGTGGAAAAAGGATCAACCGGAGACTGCTGAATATGAGTGTGAGCACTGCAAGGAACGCTTTGGCGAGCATCACAAGACGCGAATGCTGCCAGCAGGGGAGTGGCGCAACCATGCGCCGTTCGATGGCAAGACTGCAGGCTTCCAGCTGAATGGTCTTTACAGCCCGTTGGGTTGGGCTAGCTGGGGGCAGCTGGCTGATGACTTTTTGCGTGCGAAGAACGACCCAGCGGCGCTGCGCACGTTTGTGAACACGAGGTTGGCCGAGACCTTTAGCGAGGACTATGCGGCACAGGTCAATGCTGACGGGTTGATGGCGAAGCGCCTGGAGTACAAGCCAGGCACCTGTCCTGATGGCGTTGTGTTGTTGACGGCTGGCGTTGACTGTCAGGACGATCGCCTAGAGGTGTCGGTCTGGGGCTGGGGAGAAGGTGAGACCGCGTGGCTGATTTGGCACCAAAAGCTGATGGGAGACCCGACAGCGGCCGACGTATGGGCTCAGCTGGATCAGGTGCTGAAAACTGAGTGGGACACAGAGCTAGGCAAACACCTGACGATTTCTCAAGTTGCTTGTGACTCAGGTGGTCACGCAACCCATGAGGTTTATAACTATTGCCGCGATCGCATTCGCCAGGGCGTTGTCCCTATCAAGGGCAGCAGCAAACGAAACAGCTCAGCCCTTGGCAAAGGCAGCAAAGTTGATGTGAACTGGCGTGGTCGGACAGTCAAAAAGGGCGTCACGCTCTACATGCTGGGCACAGACACCATTAAGACCACCTTGTTTGGCCGTATGCGGCACAAAGAAGGCTTAGGCAGCATCAACTTCGGCTTAGCTGCTGATCATGAATACTTCGCGCAGCTAACTGCAGAGAAACAACGGCTGCGTTTCCATCGCGGTTTTCCAATCCGTGAGTGGGTCAAAAAAGCATCAGCGCGAAACGAGGCGCTGGACTGTTTCGTTTATGCGTACGCGGCAATGCTGCTTTACAGCAGGCGACTGCCCAAGCTCACGATGTGGAAAAACTTGGCTGAGAAGCTGGAATCAGGCGACAATCGCCCGCTAAAATCAAGGACAAAGCCGCCAACACCGGCTAAATCGTTCGTGAACAGCTGGTGACGTGAACATTCCAAAGCAGATCTACGCAGGCACAACGATTAAGTGGAGGGACGATGCGGCGGTTGGTCCGCTGAATGAAAGCATCACTTCGTCTGATTGGACGCTTACCTATTACTTACGGACGAACACGACGCACGAAGGCCACACTGTTGTGGGCACTTCTTACGGGACTGGCTGGGAGTTCACAATTAGCGCGACAGATAGCGCAGGTTTTGACGCAGGGGATTGGTTTTTTTATGCAGAGGCTTCTAAGGGCTCTGAAAAATTCACGCTTGGTAGCGGTCAACTCAAGGTCTTAGCAAGCCTTGCTTACACAGGACAGCCTGACGCTTTTGACGGACGTACTCAGGCAGAGAAAGATCTAGACGCAGTCACTGCAGCAATCCGAGCAATCATTGCGGACAAGGCTGCTGAATACAGCATCGGCAACCGCACGTTCAAACGTGTGGATCTTGCAGAGCTGCGAATGCGAGAAAACCAGCTGAAAGCCATAGTGGTCCGAGAGCGTAAAGCTGCAATGATTGCCAACGGTTTGGGCGATCCCCATTCCCTTTATGTGAGGTTCTGACATGGGCATTCGTTCCGCATGGCGCGAGCTTTGGCGCTCTAATCCTGAACCGATCCAGCAGCCACGCGCCCGCATGTTTGGCGGTGCTCAGGCCAGTCGTCTGACTGCTGATTGGGTCACGTCTGTGACTTCTGCTGACCAAGAGATCAAGGGCAGCCTGAAGCGTCTGCGGTCTAGGTCACGTCAGCTTGTGCGCGACAACGACTATGCAAAGTCTGCTGTTCGTGTTGTCCGGAACTCTGTTGTAGGGACTGGCGTCAGGTTGCAAGCGCAGGTCATGCGTCAGCGTGGCGGCAAGCTCGACACACGCATCAATGAGCAGATTGAAAAAGCCTGGTCGATGTGGGGCCGTAAGGACAGCTGCAACACTGCAGGCCAGCTGTGCTTTGCCGATATTGAAAAGCTTGCTGTCTCGTCAATGTGCGAGAGCGGCGAGGTTTTTGTCCGGATGGTTCGGCAAAAGTTTGGTCGTAGCAAGGTCAACTTTGCTCTTGAGGTGCTTGAGGCTGATCAGCTTGATGAGGATTACAACAGCCCAGCAACAACGCCCGGCAACGTTTGGAAGCTTGGGGTTGAGCTGGACAAGTTCGGCCGGCCTGTCAGCTATGCCTTTCTGAGTCGTCACCCTGGCGACACTGCATTCCCGACACGGGAACCCGGCAAGCGTCACATCATTGTCCCGGCCAAGGATGTCATTCACCTGTTTGACCGCACATCTGCACGGCCAGGGCAGACTCGTGGCGTGCCGTGGATTGCATCCTCAATGCAAAGGATGCACCACCTTGATGGTTGGGAACAGGCGAGTGTTGTGCGTGCCAGAGCAAGTTCTGCTCTGATGGGATTCATCACATCACCGGAAGGCGAGCTTGATCCAGGGGGCGAGATCTATGACGAACAGCGAGTAACAGGCTTTGAGCCTGGGCAATTCAAATACTTGCAGCCAGGGGAATCCGTCACCATTCCAGACATGGATTCGCCTTCTGGCGAATATGAGCCGTTCTTGCGGGCACAGCTCAGGGCGCTCGGTGCGGGCGTCGGCTGCAGCTACGAAGTCTTGTCGAACGATTATTCACAGTCAAATTACTCGTCATCACGACTCGCTCTGCTGCAGGACCGCGACCACTGGCGATCCATTCAGCAAATGATGAAGGATCAGTTCTATCAACCGATTTATGACGCTTGGCTTGAGATGGCTGTGCTTAGCGGCGCACTAAACCTGCCTACTTACGAAACTGAGCCTGAGCGTTACGAGGCTGTGCGCTGGGTCTGCAGGGGCTACCACTACGTTGACCCACAGAAAGAGATTGCTGCACAGAAGGCAGCAGTGCGCAGCGGATTTAAGACGCTTGCCGATTGCGTGGCTGAGAACGGCAGTGATTTTGATGAGTTCTTGATTGCTCGTCAGTCAGAGCTTGCAAGGCTCGACGAGATGAACATCATCACGGACACCGATCCGTCTGCTGTGAATGCCAGCGGCGCTAGCCAGTACAAGCCGGCTAACACCATCGATGCCTTTGGTGACACGCCTGCGCCTGGTGGCGAGGATGCAGAAAACGTTGCGGAAGAGGACCTTGGCAACTATTAACGGCACAGAGATCGACCTAATGCCTACTGAGGGCATGAGGGAAGAGGCGCAGCGTTATCGCGATTGGAAGGCTGACGGCGAAGCTGGCGGCACTGAGGTTGCAGCACGCAGAGCCACGCAGATCTTGAGCGGTGACGAGTTGTCTGGCGACACAGTGATCACCATGGCTGCGTGGTTTGCCCGCCACGAGGTTGATAAGCAGGGCGAAGGTTTTTCGCCTGGAGAAGACGGCTACCCGTCCAATGGCCGTGTGGCGTGGGCTGCGTGGGGCGGAGATCCTGGGCAGGTGTGGGCTACTAACAAGGCGGATAGAATTAAAGAAATCCGCGAACGTACTATGTCCGACGAATCGCAAGTAAGGGCCGA